TAGCTGCGAACTTTGTAGAGCTAGTCAAGTGGATAGGGGAAACAATCCTAAAGGCTATCGAATACAAGGACATCCTTCTACCGCTTGCAGGAATCATTATCGGCATTACAACCGCTGCTAAAGCCTGGGCAGTCGCTCAAGGGCTTGTAAACCTAGCCTTCGCTAACCCGGCGTTCCTAGCTGCTGCTGCTGCGATTCTAGTTATTGCAGGTGCTTACAATGCACTTACTCGATCAGCCTCAGAAGCGAGCGCTGCTGTAAATGCTCTAAACGCTGCTAAGGCAGGAGCTACTTCTTCTGGTGGTTATTCTTATTCACCTGGTAACACGACTTACGCACCTTACGCACCTGCACCTACTAAGACACCTACTAAAACAAGTAGCAGTAAAACTACTAATGTCAATGTAAACATCAACCGGGCTACTGTAGATGCCGACACAATAATCCACGACATCAACACCAGGCTTCGCTCTCAAGGAAGCACAACACTTCTACGATGACAACTATCCCGAACTTCGATACCGCTAACGACCTAAAGGTCGAGTTCTTTCTGCCTAACCTCGAGGACAACGCTTTCATTGTCGGCATTAGCTTGCTAGGTGGCGAGAATGTTCTTTCTAATGGTGGGCAGTTTATTATCGGTGAGAGCCTTCTAGGTGGCGAGGATGTTCTAGGCGGTCTAGGGTTCACCTGGCAGAACTTAGGATGCTCTACAGCTAACGCTCAGTTGTCAATCGGTGGAAGTGTGCAGGATGACCTCTACTTCCAAGCGCAACCGGCTCAAGCAAACATCACTCTACAGACTTACCAATACGACCCTTCTGCAAATTCTGCTTTCAGACCAGGTGTCCCAGTTCGTATCAGGCTCGAGAAAGACCTCACGAATCAGATTATCTGGAGCGGAGTAGTAGACACTATCGGCGCTCGCTACGAGATCGAGGGCAAGAACCTCATGAGAGTCGTTGCTTATGACAACATGAAGAACCTGCTCAACACTCGCTTGCCTCTATTCGACTCTGAAACTGTAGAAGGCTTTGTAACGCCTTACGAGCAGATGGAGCTTATAGCAGAGCAGTTCGGCACTTCTATGCACTCTACGAGCACGGAGACAGGCGGAGAGATACCTTCTCAGCTTCTTGAGAATGTAATCCCTAATGTTCTAGTGTTCGATGCTATTCAGGTAGGGCAAGCGCTGTTCTGGCTTGACCCGGTAACTCAAGAGTTCGTATTTGTTCCTCGACCAGACCCTTCTATCTTGCCGGACTTCCCAGTCGGTGCAGGTTACTTCACGCTGGGGACTTCGCTACTCGGCGGTGCAGATGTTCTTGGTTCGGGTAACCCGGTCTACACAGTCGGAAACAATCACGAAACTTTCTATCATCTCTGCATGAGCAACATTGACACTATGTCTGATGGAGATACTGTGTTCAACTCGCTCAAGGTAACGCTGAAGGATGATGACACTACTTCTGTGCTAGTAGAAGATGAGGACTCGATCTCACTCTATGGTAGGTATGCGCAGGATGTTACACTAAATACAACCACCGAAGCAGAACTGACCAGGTGGGCTAACGCTGTTTTCAATCAGTCACCGACTAATCTAGTTCAGAGTGTTGAAACCCTAACTAGGGACAGAACAGGCACACTAACCGAAGCAGCGTTCCTTCTCCCCGGCGAACTTCTTGGAGTGGACTTCGAGCAGGACATTCTTCACATAAAGGATTACTACACAATAACTAAAGTGAGTCACTACATTGACCCTGACACTTGGCTCACTACACTTGACCTATGGAAAGAGGCATAACAAATGGCGTATAAAGTATTCGCGAACGGAAACCCGTTACTCGCATCAGAGATAAACACTAACCTAATGCAGCAGTCAATCGCGGTATTCCTCGATGCTACTTCGAGGGATGCTGCTATCACTGCACCGGTAGAAGGACAGTTCGCTTACCTAACAGCCTCAGATGAGCTAGTGAAGTATAACGGAAGCGCTTGGGAAGCTGCTATCAACATTCCTGAACCGACTACGGCGGTATCGGAGAAGGCTTCTAACTACACAATTCTTGCAGGCGATGCGGGTTCATACATCTATGTAACCGCTGCTGCCACGATCACTATCGCAGATGTTCTCGCAGTCGGTGAAACTGTAAACATCATTAGCACTACAGCAGATGCAGTAGGGTTTGCTGCCGGTGCAGGGGTAACACTTTACTCAAAGGGTGACCTGGTAACACTAACCGGACAATACTCAGGCGCGAGCGTAACGAAGAAGGCTTCGGGCGCTTACTTCATCATCGGAGATCTAGCGTAATGTCGCTGATACCTTTAGGGTTTTGGGCTGCCTCGGGTGGAGGTGAAGTTTCTGCTTACGAGCTAATTGAAACCTCAACAACAAGCGCGACAAGCTTAACTTTTAGTTCAATACCGGCTGATTTTATGCACTTGCAAATTAGAGCAACAGTCAGAACAAGCGGTGATTTAGATTTTGGCATGAGAATAAACGGAGATACCAGCTCATCCTACGCAGTCCATAATCTACTGACAACTGGCTCTACTCCTTCTAGCAATGCTTCAACTGGCAGCAATAGAATGTTTTTAGGTCAATCTCAGGGTGCCGGGGATGCCTATGTATACTCTCCTTATTTAATTGATGTTTTGGACTATCAAAACACAAACAAGAACACAACTGTGAGATACATCTCCTCCAGACACAGTGGTGGTAATTCCCTTTACTTTGGTTCGGGTTTATGGATCAATACATCAGCGGTCACTTCAATAACTTTTTTGCCAAACTCAGGCAGCTTTCAATCCGCTAAATTCAGCTTATACGGAATAAGAGGAGCATAAATGGGAACGCCTACTTATGACTTGATTAGCTCTACAACGCTAACATCAACAACAGCAAGCGTGACTATTTCAAGCTTACCTTCTACTTATCGCGACCTTGTTTTTGTAACAAGAGGTCAGGGTTCAACTTCTGCTTATTTGACTTGCAGGTTTAACGGAGATGATTCTGCAATTTACAACTGGCATAGCATGATGGGTGATGGATCACTGAGGTTAGGAGCATCATCTGCAAGTGGCACCAGCTTTCCGGCGTTAGAGTATCCCCAAATAGTGTCATCAAGTAATGACTTTATTGGGATTCTAAATGTATTTGACTATTCAGTTTCTCGCCATACTGGGATTACTTGGCGAGTCAATAGAGCTTCCGGAGCAACTGGATTAGTCGCAGGGCGCTATGCTTCACTCTCAACAATTACAAGCGTTAGTTTTACTTTATCTGCCGGGCTTTGGCAAATAGGTTCAACTTTCGATGTCTACGGAATCGAGGCATAATGGGTATGCAACTAATTGAAACAATCGAAGTCGGATCAGGTGGAGCTGCCTCAATCGAGTTCACAGGGATACCTCAAGACGGGGTTGATTTGAAGCTTGTTGTGAGTGCAAGAAACACTCAAGCAGTTATTTACAGTTATCTATTCCTGAGTTTCAATGGTTCAAGCAGCAACTTTTCCTCTCGTTTTCTTGATGGGAATGGTTCTATTGCAGATAGTGGGACATGGGCAAATGCTGTAGTTGATAACTCAGTAGTAGGAGCAAACGCTACTGCAAACACTTTCAGTAATGTGCAAATTTACATTCCAAACTACACTTCATCTAATTTCAAATCTATTAGTAATGATAGCGTTACCGAAAATAATGCCTCAACCGCCTACCAGCAAATCCATGCTGGCTTGTGGTCAAACACAGCTGCAATTACCAGTATTGGAATGACTTCTGGGGGCAACTTTGTCGAATTTACCACCGCCAGTTTGTATAAAGTGACCGCTGACTAACCCCTAAAACTAAGGAAATCATGACAACAGAAACCCCAATGAAAATCGTAGTAGACCTATCAAAGCCAAAGGGCGAGCGAGAGTCAATCATTCCGCTAACCGATGAGGAAATTGCAGAGCGTGACGCTCAGGCAGCTCAGGCTGAACTAGATCGCCAGGCAGAAGAAGCAGCTCAGGCAGATCAGCAGGCGCTAAAGGATTCTGCTAACGCCAAGCTTCTAGCTCTAGGCTTGTCCCCTGAAGAAGTAGCTGCAATTACAGGCGCGTAATGTCTGAGCGCCCTCCTAGCAATACAGCAGTTATTCTTAGAATCGTGAGTGACATCGAAAAGAAGCTAGATGACTTTGAACAGCGCATTAGAGCGCTCGAGAAGTCCGTTTGGAGTAACGCCTTCTTGCAGTCAATTATGACCGCTGCTGTTACCGGTATCGTGGTCGCTGTGCTAGTGAGTCAGCTATGACTTGGCAACACCCTTTTGATAAGAAAACAATAACCTCACGCTTCGCTACGACAGTCAGAAGGAAATCGCCTCATCGAGGACTTGACTACGCACCTGGAGCTAATGCCTTGATAAAGTCTGTTACCGCCGGAAGGGTCGAGCTAATTCAGTGGAGCGACTGCCTGGGCTGGGTAATGGTGCAGAGTTCTGCTAGTGGTAAATACTATGTCGGTTACTCACACTTGAGTTGCGCTAGGCATGGGGAGAATTGCAAAGGTAAGGCTATCGGTTGCAGGACTCCGTTCAAGTCCCTAAAAAAAGGGCAGCGAGTAAAATTAGGGCAACCAGTCGGAAGAGTGGGAAACACCGGGGAGTGCAGTCGAGGCGCTCACCTTCACCTAACTCTCAGCACTAGCCTCAAGGGCGTGTTTTACGGCAAGGTCATAGACCCTGAGAAGTTCATCGACAAACAGCAGGTGCAGATCTGCAAGACTTGTAAACAGGAGATAAAGAAATGAATGCTAACCTAAGAAAAGCTATTTACGCAGCAGTCGCAGGACTTGTTCCGCTATTCGTTGCCTTGGGGTTTCTAACAGATGAGCAGAGTTCTCAGATACTTTCAAGCGTGGCAGCAGCACTTGCTTTCTTTGCCTCAGTAATGGCTATGAAGAATGTCAATGCAGACGGCGAACCTGAAGGTGACATTGAGTTTGAGGAACTTGAGTTCGAAGATGTAACCGAAGGCACAGAAGCGCCTCACATTCCTGGCGTTTAGTGTCTAATGCCTTAGCTATGCTAGGGGTATGCAAAAAATAATCGCGAAGATTCAAAAGTCCGGTGGGAAACTAATCGGCACTCACGCACCCGGATCAACAGAGTGGCACTTGCAGCGAGCTAACGCTATTGGCGGTAGTGACATTGCTCCTATCATGAACCGCTCACCCTGGACTAGCGCTCTCAACCTATGGGCGCAGAAGTCAGGCAAGATTCTACCCCCGGCAGGCACTATGGCGATGAAGCTGGGCAACTACTTCGAGCCGGCAATTATCAAACTATTCGGGGACACTCACCCTCACCTAACAATTCATTCCGACAGCTTGACATTTTCGAGCAAGCTCAACGACAGCTTTCACGCTAACCCCGATGCCATTATCGAAGATGAAGATGGGGAACTCTCAATTCTTGAGATCAAGTTTTCACGCAACCCTATGAACGAACTACCCGAACATTACCGCTTGCAGGTCGCCTGGTATCAGCTAGTTACTGGCTTGCATAACCCGGCAGTTCTGTGCGCAGTCGCAGCAGGCGAATACAGAGAGTTTGTTATCGAGTATGACCAAACACTAGCGGAAGCTATGAAAGAGGCAGCAGAAGGCTTTCTAGAGCTTCTCAGCACCGATACAGAGCCGACTATCGAGGGCAGTAGCTCAACTTACGAAACAGTCAGGCAACTTCACCCGCAAATCGAGGATGCAGAAGTAAACATAGACCCAGATGAGTTCGAGAAACTTCAGAGCGCTTTACAGCAGGAAAGCTTCTGGAAGCAGCAGGTTCTACTACGAAAGTCAATCATTCAAAATTCCATGCAAGGCGCTAAATGGGGTTATGTTGATGGGGTCAATGTAGTAGCGTTACAAAGCAGAGGAGAGGGCAAGCCTTTTCTCAAAATACTAGAAAGGTAACCACGATGGGATTCATGGATAACTACGAACCGGTAGCAGACAGGATTGCGAAGTTCTGGGCTAAGTATCCTCAAGGCAGGATTCACACCGAGATCGTTCTGATAAACGAAACCGAGATTGTAATTAAGGCAAGTGTATTTACAGACCGAGAAGATGCTCGACCTGCTGCAATTGATTTTGCTCAAGAAACTCGAGGATCTAGCGCAATCAACAAAACTAGCTTTATCGAAAACTGCTCCACGAGCGCGATTGGGCGCAGCCTCAGCACTTTGAATTTTCAATCTAAGCGAGATGGGAAAACTGTTCGACCCAGTCAAGAGGAAATGATAAAGGTATCCTCAGAGGCTCTAGGAGCGGTTGTGAAGGACTTAGAGGGTAGGGCTAGTGTCTTAGCCTTATCTAAGGATGTTGAAGGGCTTAGAGCGCTTTACAGCGAAGCTCAGAACGCAGGCGCACCTAAAAAGACACTCGAAAAGATTACAGAACTAGCGAAAGCTCTAGGGTAAAGGGAAGGGGAGCCAGTCCACAGATAACTGACTCCCCGAGCATCTTTGCTCACCGCCACCACGAAGGCGGTAACCTAAATCCTACCACTACAGAAAGAGATTATGGAAAATCTAGACACCTGGTTACAGGACAGAAACGAAAGAACCTACATTCAGGGATACACCACCGGATACAAGAACGGCTATGAGGATCTCAGGATGAGAGTGACAGTCGAGCTTTGGGATTTTCACAAGCTAATCAAAGAAATCGATAGCGAACTTGCCGATACTGTGCAAATTGCTATTGACAAAATTGAGAAAATGAAATAGAAATGATTATACTTAATAACTATATATAGACATTATGCTTATATATAGATATTAACTTAATAACTATATATAGACATAATTACTATATATAGAAACCACGA